CGAAGCCAATCTTAGCGTTACCGGGCACCCGCACATGGGTCAACCCCACATGCCGTATTCCAGGACTTTATCCGTGGGCGCTGCTATCGGGTTGCGGGAGCAGAGCGTGTGGTTAACCGCGAATTTGGGCAACGCTCAGATGCACTGGTTCGCCGTCAGACCAATGGCGTTGTTTGTGTTGCTCACCCGACACACTCGTGTGCTATTCGTGTCCGCTGATTTCTTTTCTCAGCAGGCAGTGTTGCCGGGGGTGGACTTTGAGATGCTTCCCTTTGTCAATGGAGCGCCTCCCCTTAGCAAGAGATATGTGCCGAAGTTTGCGCTTGACAGGCTTATTCACTCCGCTGAAGTGTCGCGTGCCAGCATCATTTCTCTCCCTGCTTTCCCTGATGTCGTCACTCGCGGCACCAACATCATGCATGCGTGGAACGTTCCTGCGTCATTACACTCGCTACATCCAGCTGTGTTTCCAGCTGTTACGGACGAAGAAATCCAAGGTGTTATTTTCTCGCAAACGAACTTTGACCTCATCAAAGACCACGAGCATGCGGTCGAGTTTAAGATTGACGCTCCCATGCGTCTCTTGAAAATGACTGCTCCCAGTGCTCTGGTAACTCGCAAGGATGTGCGCTCGTCGTTCATTGACGCGCACAAGATGGCGGACATTCAGGTTTCCGGGTCCTCTTTCGAATCGTTGCGCAATTTCTGCCTTCGCAATTTAACGCCTGCTCAGAAGAAGTTCGTTTCACCTGTTGAGGTCGCTAACGCGGGTATTATGATTAAACGCTTCGTGGATTGTTATGTCGAGAGTCCTACTTTCGAAATGAGCGAGGATTCAATCAGCAGTTGGCTTCGGCGTCGAACTCCGACGTTCCTTGAGTCGATTGATGAGCGATTTGGTGAGAGCCGTCGTACAACGACGTTCGTAAGTTTCCTTAAGACGCAGGTCAAGTGCAAGCCCGTACCGGGTTTCGCTGGGACGATACAATACGGTCAACAAATTGTCGCTAATGATCCATCCTACTCTGCATGCTTCCTCGACGCGCAGACGAAAGCTTTCCGGCGGTGCTCAGAGATTCTGCGTTCAACGTGCATTATTGACTGCGGTTATTCAGATGACGAATTAGCTCGGGCTGTACGGCAATGGGGCGTCGACTTCACGCAGAACACGCAAATTGACGTTTCCCGGCAGGACTCCCAGCATACCGGTGCACAGGTTCTCGCTTTTGCTTGGTTCTTAAAGCAATTGGGCATCGACGAAGAAATTATAGAATTGTACGTTCTTATGCGGTCGTACTACGCCGTCCGATCTCTTCAACCAGGCGCTTTTTCTGGGTCGATTGCGTGGTCCTTGCCCAGCGGTGATCCATTCACCCTTCTCGCTAATTGCTACATGATGCTTGTCACCGTCGCATCTCGTTTCACTACTGCGTCGGTCGCCAAATCTCATGTTTTGCAGAAAGGCGATGACTGGTTATCGAACGGCCATCTTGTTGCCCGGGACGCGCTTACTGTGCTGTGCGCTCCGACTGTGCTAAAGATTGCCGTTGATACGGTTCCCTATCATGCTGGTCGCTTATGGCTCACCGACCATTTCGTTGCTGATCCTGTTAGGTCTTTTTGCCGCCATTTCGCGAGGTTGAGGGATGAATCCGTCTCGATTGATGAACTCCATCGATCGTATGTGTCAAGGCAAGTTGCTATGTCTGAAGAAGACGTTCGTGTCGTTTTCTACGCTGTCAAAATGATGTACCCGTTCTACTCGAACGAGGATATTGATGTTATTTTCCGCACGGCCGCTATGCTTCGGGATTTCGAATTCTTTAAGAGGACGGCTACTTGCGGTCGCGACTCGCCCCGTATTTTTGATGCTCCTTCTGATTGCGCACTGAGCGTTGTTCGCAAGCTTGGCATTCGTGTGACTCAAGCCGAGATTCGCCGACTGCGCGGAATTTGCCAAGAAGAATTTGTTCTCTTCCTTAGGGAGCATAATATTCGCGCAATGGCTGTTGATCATTTGGCCGAGGTTGTGGCTGTCAGAGCTGTGGTTCTTGTGTCGCCCTCACACACTTGGGTTATATTCGGACTCAATGGGGAGCTTCCATACGAGCTTAATGAATCAAGTTCCCTTCAATCATGGCTGCTTCATTCCAACAACACATCATCGGACAAGCGACTCGTGGGAAACCCGATTGGTACTATCGGTTCACTGACAACACAATGGTCGCCGAGGTCGTCAGGAATTACGACAGCGTCATCATTAGCGACGTCAAACTCAGCGGATTTGTCGTCCGCAATGGGGATATCCAGATCATCATCGGAATGGTCCCAGAAAACGCAGCCCCCTTCACGAGCTTTGAGCAAGCCCTGGGGATCAATAACCACGTCGAGATCGGGGGCGACGCTCAACGTACTCAGCGACTCGCTGACCTCGTGGACATCTCCGGCGTCATCACCGACCTCAACGACTACGGACGGAAATCCCGTCCTGGCAAAATCGTCTTATACCACAACGGCGCTGGCACTCCCAACGTCGTCGCCAATATCCGCATCGACTTCAAGTGCTCGTACTCCGGGCGCGGAGCAGGCGTTCCACTCGCTGACGAAGAAGGTGACGCGGACGAGTAAGCAGCCCCGAACAAGTGAATTCCATTCATCCGTACGCTTGTCGCGTACATAACCATAAAGTCTTTTATTTCTGAATTCGAGAATTGCCG